ATAATAATAAAACATGCAGATGTGAAGATTGTCAAAAAATATATAGAAATAACTATCAAAAAGAGTTAATGCGAAAGAAAAGAAACGAATGTTAGCACAGCGATTTTGAGATGAACATTTTTTTATACTTAATAAATATACAATTTATGCATATTTTCTAACGCAATAATTATTTTGCATTATTTGTAATAATGAAGGGGAATAGAAGTTTTTATCCTCTTCCACTTTCTTTTATCTCTCTCTTTTCTTGTGCGCGTATCCGATATAAGACGAAGCTCTATGTCGGGTGCGCTACCTTGAAAAGTTTAGAATATAAATCAAAACCAATACACGAGTCAGGAGGAAAAGAAATGATTACATTAAAGAAATCATTTGAAATGCAGAATTATCTATCACAGTTACTCAATAATGCACTGAATATATTAGCGTATAACGATAATATTACAACAACAAAGCAGATGCATCTTCGCAACAAATCATATGCAGAAGCACAGAACGAAGAAATTATTGTAAAGAAAAATGATGAACTTCCGTACACAATCAATGATCTTATCAAGTTTATTGACATATTGCTTGCGGAAATAGATAAACTGACAAATGCAATCAATGACGCGAAGTATTTCAATGACAGACATTTTGATGCAATGATTGCAATGAATAACAAAAAGAGAAACGTGCTAAGACGCTATGAAATGATGGCATCACTTAAACCAACTGAGTCAATCGTTAAGGGTCAGGCAGAAAAGTTCAATGAGGCTGGCGAACAGGTGTCCTATCGCTATGATATAGAACAGGTCACTACTATTGATTACGACAGAAACGAAATCAAAAAGAAAGTTTCACAACTTAGAAAAGAGCTTGATGGTACATCTGATGCTATTGATGCGATGCAACTTGAATCTATGGTAGAGTATGAACCTATATTTGAAATAGGTGAAAGTCTGGAAGATTTAGTTGTAAGTACAATTTAATTTTAAGACATAGAGGCATAGCCTCTTTATTGAGAACTGAATTGATGAAAATTCAATCGTTTCAGACGCAGATGAAATATAAGGCTGCGTAGGCGACATCCTTTCTGTCATGTAGACAACATAATGTTGTTATACATTATTCAAATATTTTTCGCCTTATAAGCGAACTTACTTAATAGATTTAGGTTATTAAGAAAGAAAATAATACATAACAAGCAATCTTGATGGGGGATAATCGTTCACACAAAAGACGTATGCTTCAACATTGTGCCGATCATCGCTCTTTCGTGAAATCAACATTACTTTAATCCGTTCGTTCAACCAATGATGCAGTCAATTTGATTATTCTATATATTGGATTTTGGTATATAAAGAAATTTGAACAATGAAAGCAAATTGTTTATATATCTAACATGTAAGGCATTTATCAAATTGGTTGAATTAGAGTTTATTCAGTTTTCAATAAAGTGGCTATGCATATAAGGGTAGATATGCAAGTGGCTCAAAGCGAGCGGTCTGTAAAACCGTTGCAAATTGCTTCGTAGGTTCGAATCCTACTCTGCCCATTATTTGCCGTATGTCCGGGTGGTGAGGGAGCGGTCTTGAAAACCGTTGGTCAGAAATGGCTTGCACGTTCGAATCGTGTGTGCGGCGTATCAGTGATGATGCTGATTACATATTACGGATATACATAGGCATGTGCTAAATGCACATGCCTTTTTTATGTATGATTGGAGGGCATTATCATGATAGGTATTTATAAATTTACAAACAAAATTACTGGTGAGTCTTATATAGGTCAAAGCGTTAATCTCAAACGCAGATATAACGATCATAAGAATATAAAAAATGACGGTAGTTATTTTCATAGAATGCTTAGTCATTACGGATTTTCAAATTTTGAATATGAAATTCTTGAAGAATGCAGTAAGAACAATCTAAATGAACGAGAGAAATTTTATATATCAAAATATAACACTGTTTATCCACACGGATATAACTTAACAGAAGGTGGAAATGAACAACACTGTAATGGTCTATCATCAAAGAACGACATTGATGAAATTATAAATTTATTAAAAACATCATCATTATCAAACATTGAAATAGGAAATATTTATGGGGTTAGCGATCAAGCAATTTCAGATATAAATTGTGGGAGAACATGGCACAAAGATGATATTGATTATCCAATAAGAAAAAGAATGCAAAATACAGGCAAAACATACAATGCTATGTTTTGTATTAAATGCGGTTCTCCGATATATAAATATAATAAAACGAATCTATGTAGAAGTTGTGCCAGAAAAGATGTTTACTTAAAAGCAAATAATACTCCTATAAAAGAAGAATTATATAATTTATTATGTGAAAATTCATTTCTAAAAGTAGCGACAATGTATGGTGTTACAGATAGTGCTGTTCGTAAATGGTGTGACAAATTTCAAATCCCAAGGCATTCATCTTATTATAAAAAAATAAATGTCGCATGAAATATAAGGTGGCAAAAGAGTATGGCAAAAAAGAAATATAAAGGCGATGGCATATATTTTCTTGGTCAATCGTCTATTGATGTAACTGGTTCACAATATCTTGTCAAGTTCGGCAATCGTCAAATACTTCTTGAATGTGGTTTACACCAATCAAGTAGCAATGACTATCTTGACTCATACAAGGTTAATAGTGCGAAATTTAAGTTTAATCCAAAAGAAATAAATTATGTATTCATTTGCCACGCACATATAGACCATACAGGGATACTACCTCGTCTTGTCAAAGAAGGTTTTAATGGCAAAATAATAGCCACAAGAAACACTTCTAAAATTATGAAATCGCTTTTAATGAATTGTGCTTACATTGTTCAAGACGAAGCGCGAGTATTATCAAAAAGATATCATAGAGAGTATAAACCTTTATTCGATGAATGCGATGTATTAAAGACTATGACTATGGTATATGAATATGATGATTACGACACAATAATCAAGCTCGATGATGAAGTTAGTTTTCAATGGCTGAAAAACGCTCATTGCATCGGATCGGCGCAATTACAGTTAATTTTGCAAAACAATACAAAAACGAAAAAGATACTTTATACATCTGATATAGGCGCACTACATACTAAAAATCATTATGTGCCAGACACGGAAATTCCTGAAATGTTTTCCGACATTACACTTATGGAAAGCACATATGGTAGTGATAAACGACTATCAAACAAAACACGAGAATTTGATTTAGATCATTTGCAAGCAGCAGTTAATACTATTATTGAGCGCAAAGGAAGTGTTATACTTCCTTGTTTTAGTTTTAGTAGAACACAGGAATTATTAACTAACCTGTATTTAATTTATGCAGATAATCCGAGTTTCAGGACTCCTGTTGTGGTTGACTCAAAGCTCAGTTGTGAAATAAGCGATATCTATTCAGATATTCTTTCTGGTACTGATTATAATCTATGGGAAAAAGTATTGTCATGGGAAAACGTCATGTTTATATCAGAAAAAGAAATATCACAAAACAATCTTGCTGATAATACGCCAAAGATAATTCTATCATCTTCTGGTTTCTGTACTAATGGTAGGATTGTTAATTATTTAAAGAAATATTTGCAAGACGAAAAAAGCATGATTATCTTTTCTGGATATGTTGGTGACAATCCATCATATCTTTCATATAGAATAAAAAACTATAGCAATCGCTCTACTATAAGCATCAATAAAGAACAGATACCAAATAAAGCAGATTGCATTACACTTTCAACTTTTAGTAGCCATGCTAATCATAACGATCTTATTAAGTATGGCAGTTCGTTAAACACAAACAAACTTGTTCTTGTTCATGGTTCAGAAGAAAGTAAAAAATGTTTATCTGATAAATTAAAAATGGCTATTTCAAAAAACGATAAAACTTATAAGGTTGTTTGTGCTAATAAAGACATGGTTATACATATATAGGAGAAGAGTTATGAAAGAGATTAAAGAAATAATTAATTATAGCTTGTCGGATCAAGATGATTTGTATGACAGGGAAAATCGTAGACTATTTCTGAATGATGAGGTTGATGAGTCAATTATAGATTCATTGGTCTATATGATTATGAAATATAATAGAGAAGATAAAGGCAAATCTATCGAAGAACGCAAGCCGATTATTATTTATATCAATTCGCCGGGTGGTTCGGTTACTGATGGTTATGGTCTTATTGACGCTATGCTTGCAAGTGTCACGCCAGTTTATACAGTCAATCAAGCGCAATGTTGTTCTATGGGATTTCTTATTTTCATAGCTGGAACAAAAAGATATACAATGAAACACTCTCAGTTTCTTATGCATGATGGCTCGACTTGGAATTTTGGAAGTGTCGCAAAGGTTAAGGACAGAATGGAATTTGAGACAATCGAGCTTGAAGCTATGACTAAACAATATATTTTAGAACACACAAATATGACAGATAAGTTCTATGACGAGAAATATCGAACAGAATTTTACTTTCTTCCAAAGAAAGCGAAAGAATTAGGTGTTGCTGATTATATAGTTGGCGTTGATTGTTCTATAGATGAAATACTTTAATTATCAGGAGAGATAAATGTCAAACAATTTCAAACACACAAGAACGGTTTCGGATGCGATAAAAGTTAAAGGTACTGTAAGTATTGATAATAATGGCGCATATATTACTTATGAGAAAGATAAAGAAGAATATACAGTAAATGTCTGCGATTTGTTTGCAATGTTCTCTGGTGAAACAATTAATTTTCTGATTACAACCAAAGAGGAAACAGATTTAGATGAATAAACGATAAATACTGTATTGTATCTTACAAATTTTGCTAACCAATAGAGGTAATACAAAACGATGAAATCGAAGATTAAATTTATTATAATCTTTACCATCGTTTTATTTTTGGCTTTTCCATTAAAAGCAAACGCTACTATTTATACTCGTAGTTCTGGCATGGTTACAATAACAGTGCCAAAATCAAAGAGTTATCAATGGTATGTGAAAAAGAATAAGCGATGGAAAAAGATCAAGGGAGAGAATCGGAGAAACTTGACATTGCTTTGTAACAAGAAAATGAATGGGTATCATTACCGATGCAAACTCAATAATAAATGGTCGAAATCAGAAAAATTAGTCATAACCGATATTGGTAAGCGTTATCGTAGGAGTATAGATAAAAAGAAAGCAAAAGGATTATTTATTCCAAAATGCGCTGATGGGTATTGTTATGTGCATTGTACTAACAAAACAATATCTAAACGAGTTGTTAAGGCTATAGCGTATATCAATGAAAAGATTGGAAGGACTTTTATATATACAGATAGCCCACATATTGCTGATATTATTATAGAAAAATATACAGGTAACAGGCTACCAGACTCAATTTGGCTTCATTCAGACGAAATAGATACCATTAAAAAGAATGGAACTACTTGGGCTGGAGTAGCTTTTTCTGAAGAAGGTTTGCATTACTTGATATGCATCAATAGCTATTGTTTATATTATTCCGATAGTTATTGTAAAGCGGTAATTGTGCATGAATTAGGGCATTGTATCGGTGTAGGTCATTCGCCTGATAAGAATAGTATTATGTATTATATAGCAAAATCAAAATGTGTAATGACTCAATCTGATATAGAAATGTTTAAGGCGCAAAGGAAGAAAATTAGAGCATTATAACAAGAGGATATTTAATGTCAAATATTAGTTTAGAAAGACAGCCAAATGAAAACGAAGAACAATTCATATGGCGATTAGGACAAGCAAAAGATTCTGGCATTCTCGATTTAGATTGGAGCGAAATTGCTGATATTATAAATAAACAATTCCGTGAAGATGAAAGCGAATACAGAAGTGAAGCTGCTTATAGGAAACCTTATCAACAGGCAAAGCGTTTTCACGAGAATGGCGTTTTCAAACAATATTCTGATGAGAATACCTATATTAAAGAATTACGTGATGCAAAGTTTGAATTAAGAAAAGAAAAACAAAAAATGTTCGATGAGCGCACTGAATTAAATCGTAAGTTACGCGAACAGGCAAGGCGTGAGTCATTTATTGATTTGGTTACTGATAAGATTTCAAACGTTGCACCACTTCAATTAAACTATCAAGATAAACAGATGATTGAGTCTGATAACGATATTATATGTCATATAACAGATTTACATGCAGGAATACACATAGATAACTGGTATAACAAATTTGATATGAATATATTAAAACAAAGGTTGACGAATTATCTCGATCAACTTTTTTTAATTCAGAAAAGACATAATTCAGAAAATTGTTATATCGTTATTGGTGAAATAATGTCTGGATTAATACACGAGACACTTAGAATTGAGAATAATGAAAATGTTATCCAACAGTTTATTATGGTTTCTTCAATGTTATCAGATATGATTGCAGAAGTATCAAAACATTTTAATGAAGTATATGTTTATATAACACCCGGAAATCATTCTCGTGTAATACCGAACAAAGAACATGCATTACGTGGCGAGAATTTTGATATACTGCTCCCACACTATCTTAAAGCAAGTTTACAAAATTACCATAGCGTATTTATATCTGACAATTTAAAAGACTGTGACGTTGCTATGTTTGAAGTTCGTGGTAATAAAGTAATGGGCGTACATGGCGATAAAGACACGGCAGAAAATGTCGTTCAGAAATTTACAATGGTATTCGGTATTAAACCAGATATTGTATTAATGGGGCATAGGCATACAAATGCATTAACAACCGTATATGATACAAAAGTTATTCAATCTGGATGTGTATCTGGATCAGACAATTATTGTCTTGATAGACGATTAAAGAATAGACCAGAGCAAACAGCATCCATCGTAAACGAAAATGGTTTAGTTTGCATATATGATATAAAAGTTGATTAAGCGACTGCCAAGTATGGTGGTCGCTTATTTTGGAGAAGAAAGAGAGATGAAGAAAAATGATTTAGTTAAAGAAATTGCGAAAAGATTGGATTTGCCTAAAGTGGAATGCGAAAAGGTTATTGACACAATGGCTGAAGTAATTACAGATGCATTGATTGATGGCGACAAGGTTTCAATTAGAGGATTTCTTTCTTTTGAAACATCTGAACTAAAAGCAAGAG